TATTGTACTAGTTGAATAACTTTTAATTACATCAAATGACGCATCATAAAAATAAAATAGTTGCCCGTCATTGTATTGAGTTAACGGTAAAGGTACATTGTCTTCTGTAGGGTAAGATAAAATCTCAGCACCATCAAATATAGAATAAGTTAACTCGTCTGCAGATCTCTTAAAAAATACAAATTTATCTTTTTTAAGTGTTTGAAAACTTACTGAATCAGGAGCTACTATGTCGGCAAATGCGTCAGGATTTTCGATCTGCCCGTCATCATATTCGTCTAAGAACGAAATTTTAATTTTCTTAGGTTCTATATATCCGTCGGCTTCAATAATATTTCCGTCTATTTGCCATCCGTAGTTGTTACCTAACGGCAATGTAGAAAATGCAGCGTCCGAAACACTAACTGTAACTGAGCATGTTGAGCTATAACCTGATCCAGAATTTACAACTACAACTTCAGATATTCCGCCATTCTTTAATAAAGGAATAAAATATCCACTAGTGCCCGGTAACGATACTGTTATATTAGGAGTTGTTACAAATCCCGATCCTCTGTTTTCTATATTAAACCCAGTGACATTTCCTGCACTATTTGTATTGATAGACAGTACCGCGTTTCCGTAGTAACTAGCAGGTGCAGGGTTTGTTGATAGAATTTTAATTTGATCTTTAACCACTGTATTTTTAACAAAATCAAAATTCTTAGAAGTAGTATCAAAGTAAAATGCTGTTTCATTTTCACTTTCAAAAATATAATCAGTAACTCTATATCTTACCTGATATCCAAGACCTGTCCATTCAAATGCAAATAACCAGCTGGCGTCTTTATTATTATTTGTAACGTCTTTCTGATATACTATAGAAAAATCGCCGTTTAAATTTAAATTAGTATCAGTTATAATGTACCATTGTCTAGTGTCAAGAGCAAAACTTAAACCAAAATTACGTTTTGATAAACAAAGATTTACAACATCTGTTTGAAGTGTATAGCTAAAGACTGTGTCAAACGGTGGAATAATTTCTTTTGCAATTGCGCCAGTTGGAACAAATTGAGTTAAAATAACTGGTCCAGTGCCGTCAGGTAGTTTGCCAAGTCCGCCGTAAGCACCATCTCCTATAACCAATGCAGTCTTAGTCCATTGAAAATTGCGGGTAGTTGAATCTTGTGTCGATGTCAATGTTCCGTTAGGTAGGAAGTACTGCCCGTCCGGTGGGACGAATTTTATTAGACTATCAGGTCTAACATAAGTTAAATTATTTGATGAAAATATTCCTGTCTGTAAAGGAGTATCTAATGCATCTTTAAAATATCCAGTTGTCTGATTAGTAGACTTTGTTACCTGTTGCCAGTAAACTTTAGGATCTAATAATTGAGGTCTTGCCCAATTTCTAAGATAAAAATTTCTCATACTAGTCGATTCAACAATGGGAACCATTTGATTTATGATCGCTGCATAAATTTCATTTTTGTTAGTAAATGAAAAGTCAAATGTTAGTTCTGTGTTGTCTTGATATAGTGCTCCGTCGCTGCCGAAGATATTGGTGCTAGAGTATTTTCCGCTGACATCGCTTAGTTCAAAATATTTAGAAACTCCGCTGGCAATTCTATTAACGGTTTTCACTTTAACTATATCTGCACCTGCGGTCAACGGAGCAATATTATAATCTTCACCTGTTACCATACGATTTTGTGTATAGTAAGCCTGTGGTGCTTTTAGTTTTATATCAATATCAGACTCAGTAGATTCACTATTAGACACAGTATACTGAAGACTAAATGTCATTGTGAGCGTGTGTCGCTGACCAGACTTATTGTAATACGGAACTTGTATTTGAACTCCATTAACTTGTTCTGGTTTAATGCTGTATTTTAAACCGTTACTTTGTCTATAGAAAAATACAAAATTACCCTTAGGTAAATTACCAAACAATCCGTCTGCAAAATTTAAATCTATTTGATCGTTTTCTCTAGTAGTTACTGCAAAAATATTTCTTTGATCGTTATTAAGACTGTTATAGATAACATTGTTTCCAACAACATTGGTTACCTTGGTCCAATTTGTTGAGTAATTACCATTAGCATCAATTTGCCATAGCCACACATCGCTGTCATTAATATTACTAGCGTTAACTCCAACAATTTCATTAGGTACAGGTGCATCGATACTAAAACTAGTTAGATTTAATGTACCTTGTCTAAAATGGGCAAAGAATCCTGTGTTAGCACTAGCACTGCCTTTTGAATCGTTTCTAAATAACATACTGAATTGATCGGCGGGCTTAGGTACAGATTCGTAGATATATTCTTTACCTGTAAATTCACAACTAGTAATTTCAAAAGGCATAGAGATACCGCCAATTGTTTTAGAGAATGAAAAAATTGGTACATCGGTGTTGGCTGAATTTATCTTGTATTGCTCTGTGGGAATTGCACTGATTAGTTTTTTACCGTAGGGTTTACCAAATGTAACATTGCCCGGCATCGCTGAATTTAGAACTGTGATAAACTGTTGATACCAATTTAAATTACTAGTATCGTTCCATGCGATAATTGCATTGGCAAGGTTACTACCGTTGGCATCAAATACGTTATCAGTAGTTGTTATTGCTGTTAATTTTAGTAGTCCATTAGCAGGTGTATTTCTGGCAGCATTGTAATTAATCAACTGTGCTAGTCGTAAAATACTGTCTCGGCGCTGTGCAGTTTCTAAAAAGTTTTCACGTGCATTAAGATCAACGCGGAAACTTAAATTTTGTCCAAGGTATGCAATTAGATCAATTAAGGCAATAAATTCACTAGATTCAATATAGTCGTTAAAATCTTCTGGGTACTTTTCACGTAGATACGAAATCATTGTTCTACGTAGAGTTTCAAAATCATAGCTTTTGAAATCAGAATTTTTAAACGATTGGTATACTTTTTTCCAATCTTCGGCTACAAGTAATTTAGAATTTGTTGACGGAATCATATCTTATCCAGTTATAGCATATTTATTTTAATAATAAACTGCGTAGTTTATTAGCCGGCTAGTCCGACACGTTTATCAAATGACAATATCATATTATCGCTAACATCTGTTCCTCGATAGGACAGAGTAAGCTCAATTAAAAATCCGTAGTCTTGCTCGACGATGTTAATCAGCGTAGGGACTACTCTAGGATCTAGATTTAATATTCTATCAATGTCGGCTGCAATCTGTTGTTTTACCACAGGTGTAAGGGGCTCATAGATTAAATCCCAAATTATCGACCCAAACTCAGGATTCATTACACGCTCACCTTTGCGAGTATTAAACTGATTTAAAATATCTTGTTTAATTAACTCGTAGTCATATAGCTTAACATTAGTAGTAGTTTCATCTACTGTACTAAAGCCTTTATAAAACTGACTTCTTTGTTGAGTAGTTACGTTGTCTACATTTGGGGGTGTAATGATTGTATTTTTGTAAGCCATGACAGTATTTATTTAGGTGGAAATGGTCCGTATCTTACAGCATTTCCGCTACCGTCTCTAATAACATTTCCACTACTATCTTTCCATACACCCCCCTCGTCTGGGATTTTTAACAACTGTGTTCTAATATAACTTATCTGAGCTCTAGCTTTACCGGCTGCTTCAGCTTTAGTTATGTTTCCGTCTTTGTTAATATCAAGGCCTTTATTCTGCTCATAGGCCTTAGACGGACTTGCAAATAGAACATAGTCATTTGGCTTACCTACTGCGGCTGGCCAAAGGATAGCCATGTAAAGATCTTCTAATGTAACTGATGATAGTTTTCTAATAGGACCTGCTTTAAAGTATTTTAATACCCAATCCATTTGTTGCACTCGTGTCATTGTTCTTAATTGATCTGTTGTTGTGCCAAGACCTATAGCAGTTGGTCTAATAAATTGTATTAATCCAGTAGCACCGATACTGTTTTGTATTGCAGGATCCATTGTTCTTCCTGTTTCGAACGCCATACAGGCTAATAGATCAATGTGCGAACATTTTAATTCTGTAGCTACTTCTTTAACTTTCTTATAGAACGGAAGATCTTTTGTCCAGTCAGTGGGCATATCAGTTCTGTTATAATTTGGAGGATTAGGGTTTGCTGATGTTGCTGGGCCTCGATTAGGATTAGCTGCTGTTCCAGAAGTTGGATTGGCTACTGTTCCAGGATTTGATACAGGTGCTTCAACATCTGTTTGCGGTCCGGCATATTGCTCACGATTAATACTTTCGTGATGATCCCAGGGTTCGTGTGTGGGCACACGTTTCATTATAGAAGTTATGTCTTGATCTTTATAAAATTTACCGTCATCCCAACCAGCTTCTTTATTTCTATTAGGCAATTTAAATTTAGGCAAAGCCGATGGAATTTCAGCAAAATTAGATGCAGTAGCATTGAC